TTCTCCTGCTAACGCAACAACAAACTTGTTCAGCATTGGGTCTTACATCTACTTTACTTGTACAACAGTAGGTCTTTGGAACGTTTCGTATAACTTTCAAGGTCTTGGAGCAGGTACTACTGGTGCGTTTGCTTTCGCAGCCTAATGTTTAATTTGGCGGGGTTAACGCCTCGCCCTCATTTATAGGAGGCCGAAATGGCAGGATCAGACGTACGAGTTGCATTTATAACAGACGAAAACGCTGCCGATCCCGATAGGTTGGTTACCGCGGCTAGACCAAACACGGGTGCAACAATGGCCGCGACTACTTTTTTAGGTGGTGGTGCTCGAAATGTAACTGTCACTACGGCAGGGACTGGAGATAACGCAAAAACAAATACTATTGTAGGAACGGATGTTTTTGGAAATGCAATTACAGAAGTTATTACTTCAACAGGTTCTGCTGAAGCTGTAGCAGGAGAAAAGTTGTTTTTAACAGTTACTTCAGTTACAAGTTCGGCGCAATTTGCAGCTAACATTACTGTTGGTTCTGGATCGCTATGTGCAAGTGCAGTTGGTGGTGGAGCGCGTGTGCGCCTTGTAGGAACGTCTATTGTATCAGCAGGAACCGCAGGATTAGTTGATTTCTATAACGGAACACCTGAAGACGGAACAATTGTTTTTAAAGCTCAAACTATTGGAACTGACCACGCTACGGTAGATAATACTATTCCTGACGAAGGAATGTTATTTAAGGATGGTTTGGCTGTTGGATATACAGTTGCTACTGTTTCGTTAATGAATATTTTTCATTCGTAGGTAAGGGCAGACAATGGCTTCTACTAAAGGAGAAATGCCAAAGCGTAATAAAAAGAATTTCAGACCAACAAAGTCTGGAGCAGGAATGACTGAAGCAGGGGTTAAGGCTTACAGGAAGAAAAACCCCGGCAGTAAATTAAAAACGGCAGTAACCGGAAAAGTTAAACCTGATAGTAAGGATGCAAAAAGGAGGAAATCGTTTTGCGCAAGGTCAGCGGGACAAATGAAAAAGTTTCCAAAAGCGGCAAAGGACCCAAACAGCCGATTACGTCAAGCAAGAAAAAGGTGGCGTTGTCGATGACAAAGCCTTCTCTGCATGAGGTTGACAAGAAGGTTAGTGTTCTTACGGAAATTGTTGAACGTATAGAAACAAATCACTTGGAACACATTAAAAAAGACATTGATAAGCTTGATTTTAGGGTTTGGGCTATTCTATTTGCAATTACGGTGCAGCTTGCTGTGACTGTTACAAGCGTTTTGTTTTAATATGGCCTATTTACAAAGCAACATACCTTATTTTAAGTGTTGGGTTCGCAAAGAATACACACATAACCACGAAAAGTATCACGGTGAGTTTTTACACGCTATGGTTATTGCTGTTACAACTATTCCAAATCGGTGCTTGAGTTTTCAAGTTATATTTACGGGATGTGAGGCGGAAGATGAGGACGAAGATACTGTTCACGGGGGCGCGATGTGGGCTAGAATGCCTATAACAGGTTTGGTTGGAGATATACCTTTAGAAGAATGGCCTGAACCTATGCAAACTCACGAAGCACAACCTTGGGACTGTTCTTCACACAATCATTCGGTGTATTTAATGGATAGAACTACGCCTTGTCCGTGGCTAGCAAAAATAGACGGTAATTTCTTTCCTGCAAAGTATTTATTTACGGTTGATTACACTGAAAGTGAAATTGCAGACGATCCTGCACAACATAAACAATCGCATGTTTTACAACTCCTAGATGCGGGGGATTGGACCGGAAACATAGTAGCTTTACCAAACAATCGAGTTCGCGTTACGCATCCCGCTTGGTTCACTACAGGAGAAGGCGCGCCTGATTTTAGACCTTCTCAACATTTACACTATTCAAAGTCCGATTTAGATTATACACTTGACGTAAATAAAATTTTTGACAATCTATACAACAAAGGAGAAAAACAATGACGAGCAGAGTAAATATAGGGTCTGGCGCAAAAACAAATAAAAAGAAAAGAACTCCCAAGGCCAAAGGCATGAAAAACGGCGGTATGATGAAAGCCAAAGGCATGAAAAACGGCGGTATGATGAAAGCCAAAGGCATGAAAAACGGCGGTATGATGAAAGCCAAAGGCATGAAGAATGGCGGTAAGGTGAAAGCCAAAGGCATGAAAAACGGCGGTATGATGAAAGCCAAAGGCATGAAAAACGGCGGTAAGGTGAAAGCCAAAGGCATGCGCATGGGCGGTAAGGTGAAGAAGTAGAAAAATGGCAATTTCCGGATCAAATGATTTTGAATTAGACGTTACAGAGTACATTGAAGAGGCTTTTGAACGGTGTGGCCTGGAAGTTCGTACTGGGTATGACTTAAAGACCGCAAAAAGATCTTTAAATCTTATGTTAGCTGAATGGGCTAACAGAGGATTAAATCAATGGACTATTATAGAAACTTCTATTCCACTTGCAACGGGTGTTGCTGAATACCCTGCGGGAACGCTAACAATGACGGTTGCTTCCAGTTCTGGGTTTTCTGTTGCGGAAACAATAACCGGTGGAACGAGTTCTGCTTCGGCGACTATTACTAGCTTGCCCAGCGCTACCACGATAGCAATAACCATTCCCTCCGGAACTTTTTCTTCTGGAGAAACCCTGACAGGTGGAACGAGTGCGACCACCACCACGCTATCTGCTGCGGTGGATTTTTCCAACGTTAGGAAAACAATAGATTTTTTATCGTCAGTTATCACAAGAAGTTCTACCGATCTTAGTATGTCTAGGGTTAGTAGAGATTCTTTTTTATCTATCCCTAATAAAGCGACAACAGGCCGACCTTCTCAATTTTTTATAGAAAGACAAAGCACTCCTATTCTTAAAATATGGCCTACTCCTGAAAACAGTACGGATGTTATTAAATTTACCCGATTAACCCGCATGAATGATGTGGATACCATGACAAACACTGTTGATATGCCTTTTCGATTTTACCCCTGTTTAGCCGCGGGCTTGGCGTATTATATAGCTATGAAAAGAGCGCCAAATAAAATTCAAGTATTAAAAGCCGTTTACGAAGAAGAGTTCGAAAGAGCCATGACCGAAGACAGAGATAGATCTTCATTTCAAGTAGCTCCTAGCTTAGATTATTATGCGGTGTATTGATGGGTAGCTTTGCAGTAGGGAAAAAAGCACTTGGAATTTCAGATCGATCTGGATTTCAATATCTTCAAAAAAACATGCGAAAAGAATGGAATGGTCTTCTTGTGGGTAAGGATGAATGGGAATCAAAACACCCTCAATTGTTTCCTAGAAAGAAAATTTCAGATCCGGAAGCAATAAAGAACCCTAGACCAGGAAGAACAGAACCCATTGTTTTAATTTTATTGTCTCCAAATCCTTTTTTTAATGCGGCGGTAAACTCCAACATTTTGACTGTTCGTGAACCAACACACGGGCGTAGTACAGGTGACGTTGTTCGGTTTAGAAATGCTCAAGAGTTTCAAGGCTTTACTTCTGACGCCCTGAATCTTTCAACAGGATATACCATTACTGTTACAAGTGTGGACGAATATACCATAACCATCACCACACCCTCCCCCTACTTTGCAATAAATCCTTATGATTCTGTGGATACAACGGGAAATGTTAGTACGGCCATCGCTACGGGAGCAACTGGACAGGACCCTCAACTCACGCAATTTGGAATAGTAGTAAATGGTAGGGTATTAGCCGAGATTAATAACGATGGATCAGGTTCGAGAGGTTTTACTGTAAGGGATGCGCTTTCTTACCTTAAATGGAATATAAATACAAATGAAGATGCGGATGAAGTTTCTTATATAGAGACTATTATGAATCCCTATATGTTTGCTAACTTTGCTACTTACACACAATATATAAGAACGTCTAATATAGCGAACTCAAGAGGTGGTGGAGACATCTGTTCTGTTGGTCCCGTAACTTTGGAGTCTTAAATGAGCTTTACATACACAACTCTTAAAAACGCATTACAAGATTATACCCAGAATACAGAAACTTCTTTTGTATCCAACATGCCTTTGTTTATACGGCTTGGAGAAGAAAGAATATTTAAGTCAGTTCAATTAAATTTGTTTCAAAGAAATGTTTCTGGAGGCATGACTGCTGACAATCAATTCTTAACCGTTCCGTCTGATTTTTTAGCCCCCATATCGTTAAGTGTTACAAACAGCAGTAACGTAGAGTTCTTGGAGTTTAAATCGTTAGAGTACATACAAGCGTATAACCCTAATCCCGCTACGACAGGGACTCCTAAATATTACGCTCAGTTTGATTTAGATAATTTTACCGTGGCGCCAACTCCTGATACGGGGTATGTGACAACATTAAGTTATTTTTACAGACCTACAAGTTTAACTAGCAACACGTTTGTTTTAACAATGACCAATGTTACGGGAACTTTTTCAACAAGTGATACTATTACGGGTGGAACAAGTGGCGAAACAAGTGACGTTAGTCAGGTTCCCTCTTCAACCACCTTAACCGTAGCAATTCCTAGTGGAACGTTTACAATTGGAGAAACAATAACAGGAAGTTCTAGTGGGGCTTCGGGAACCTTGTCTGTTATAGGCGCAGACAACAGTGTAAGTTGGTTATCTGAAAATGCAGAAATTGCCTTGCTGTATGGATGTTTGTTAGAGTGTTATACGTACATGAAGGGCGAACAGGATTTAATTTCTCTTTATAATTCAAGGCTAAACGAGGCTTTATCTAGGTTAAAGAACCTTGGGGAAGCTCAAGAGGTTTCAGATGAGTACACCTCTGGTCAAATTAGAAAGGCTAAAACATAATGTTGACAGAACCAATAGGAATTACCGTTGGGTCCGTAGGGGTTCAGACAACAGACAACAGAGGGTTTACTCCAGAAGAAACAGCGATACGATGCGTTGATAAGATTATAGGCATATCTGACAATGCACATCCTGCAATACGAGATCAGGCTTATGCCTATCGAAAAGAAATGGAAAAAATAATTGCAATTTATATGGT